GTTCTTTTCAATTTCAAATATGTTGGGTTTGACTCCACGCCTAATCATATACTTTGTTTTACCGATACGAAAAGTTATTTCTACCACAAGATTCTTTTCATTAACAGAATTAACCAATTGTGGTTTGTTAATTTTTCGGAACGGGCGGCCAAACAATCCAAAACAAATTGCATCCAATAGGGTAGACTTGCCTGAACCATTTTCACCCACAATAAGAGTAGTATCATTTGCTGTGAAATCGATGGTGTGAAAGGCGTCGCCGGTGCTTAACAAATTCCTCCATCTAACCATTTCAAATTTTATAATTTTCTTTCCTCCTTATTACCTCTTTTAAAATATTTTCTTTCCAAGGTGATGCCAGTCGGTTAAGAACTTCTCCAGGCCGCTGTCGGTCAGAGGATGCTTTAATAGCTGGTGAAGAAGCTGAGGCGGAATCGTGACCACATCCGCGCCCATCTTAGCGGCCTCGAGAAAATGGACCGGGTGCCGAATGCTCGCGACGAGCACCTTGGTGGAGAAATCGTAGTTCTGGAAAATCTGCACCATGTCTCGGACCATATCCATCCCCGGCAGGGTGATATCGTCGAGGCGGCCCACGAACGGACTCACATACGAGGCTCCCGCCTTGGCGGCGAGGACGGCCTGCGAGGGGTTGAATATCAGGGTGACATTTGTGTTGATGTTTTCCTCGCGAAGCTTTACGACAGCCCGGAGGCCATCGAGACCGATGGGCACCTTGACTACTACATTATCGTGGATCGCTGATAGCTTGCGGCCTTCTTCGACCATCGCTTCCCATTCGGTCGCCACCACTTCGGCACTTACCGGACCATCCACGATCTCGCATATCTGGCGAATCCGGGTATGGATATCGGCACCCTCCTTGGCGATCAGGGAGGGGTTGGTCGTCACCCCGTCCACCACCCCGAACGAGGCCGCCAAATCGATATCCTCCACATTTGCACTATCGATAAATATTTTCATGTTGTCCTCCCGACTCCTGCTCGATTTGTTATAATAAACCCTGTAATTTCATCCCGCGAATCATTCTAGTTATTCCAATACCACCACCACATCTAGGAAAGAAATTATGAGAAAGAAAATCTTCAAGTTCCTTTTCAACTCTTTCTTTACCAAAATGAGAATACATCAATTCGGCATATCTTCCATCACTTATAGTATGGAATTGTTGTCTCATTTCTTCTATATCACTAGACCGTTCAGCTGAACCAATAGTTTCGATACCGTGAACTATTACATCAACTTTATTAGCAGTCATACCATCTTTCGAAAGTTTCATATTCCAAAAAGGAGAAGTATGAACAGGAAAATGAATAAGAAAAACTACATCATCAAAATCTCTCTGTAAATATTCTTCGTGAACAATATCTAATTCTTCAACATTATATTTTATCATAGCATCAGTGTAATGCACATGAGGATAATCATAATTACCAAATCCAAGATGCTTTAGTAAATCTATTTCCAACTCAATTAGTCTAGTCATCCCACCTCTAGTTTCAAATTCAAACATTGGAAAAATTAAATCGTGGCGGCCTGGAACAGGATTTGCTTCTTGTCTATATGAAGTGGACAAGCAGAAACATCCCTCAATATCAGGGTCTTTTAATAGTGTATCCTCTAGCCACATCTGCCCTGTCTGTGGTAAAGGCCAAACTTTGCCACTATAATTAAAAGTTGAAACTGTAGCCGGGTCTTCGCAAGCGGCAAGAATAGAAAGTTTTGATTGGGTATGAACTTCTATCCAATCTCTATCAAGAAAGAATTCTCGCATCTTATTTGTAACAATTGTAAAGTCTTGGGGATTAATACTCTCTGTCATTAATTATCTCCTTGTTAGTTATGTTAAAAAATTTATATCAACATCTCCGTGTCTAAGGCTTCAATATACAATTCAGAAAGGATTTTCTTTAGGTGTTCCTTATCTTCTGAAATGTTCAATCCATCTACATATTCATTCAAAAGTTCCTGTGTACTCTTACCAAGGTCCAAACTTTCTTCGTCAATCATTTCATAATCTAAATCCTCCACCACTTTCAAATCAGAAAGGTCTGCATCATATAGCTTGTCAAGGAAGTTCTCAAAGTAAAATGGGTTGGTTTTGTTGATGACCACGACCTTCACATAACATTCCTTGAATTCAGATGCATCAAAGTTCTCATATGTTTTATTCGTATCATCGTATGTAATCTTTTTGAAAACTTTGTGTGGGTTCTCAATGAAGAACAGTTTCCTTGTGCTCGTATCGAACACATGAAACCCACGGCGGTCTGCATAGTCTGCCCAAGTCATTTCGTATGGTGCGCCCAAGTAATCAATGTTTCCTTGGTGCATCTTACGGTGGTAGTGTCCAGAGAAAACCATATCAAAACGATTGAAGTAAGATTGTTTGAATCCTTCTCTACTAAATACGCCTGGGATAAATTCAAATCCATTGATTTCTAAATGTCCCATCAAAACTTGCGCCTTGCATTTCTTGATGAATCGTTTTGCAATTGATTCATTCTCCGGTGTAATCCACGGCAACAATCCGATAGCCAATCCATCAAAATCTTTTACGATAGGATCGGTATAGACTGTGAACATATCATTGTCTCTAAACAATTCAGTGAATGCATTGACCTTTGTTGTGTTCTTGAAGAATGAATCATGGTTCCCGATGATTGCGTGTACCTCACACGCGCGGCTAGCTAGAGGAGCCACGAAACATTCCCTAAAGGAATGGAGAATATTGTAGTTTACATACTTTCTGCGGTCCACAATGTCTCCAAGGTGGATCACTGTTCTAATCCCCTGCGCATCTAGTGTTGGAAAAAATACTTCGTCATAAAATTTCTTGAAGTATCGCATCATATTTAAGTTGTCTCCTCTCACCCCAAAGTGAGAGTCATTAGTTATTGCTATTAACACTCAGTCCGTCCTCCCAATATGGTGCCTGGAGTTTATATTTTTTTCCGCACAATTCACATTCATACTTCACTTGGTATATACTATTAAATTTGCCATTCCGCAACCCTGGCGAGCTCCGGATATCAGCATTAATATTATACGCACCATGTTCAACAGGTTTCCAATAGTGATCGCAAAGAAAATCAAAAAATCCCATATTATATACCTCCCTTTCCAAAATCTTCCATCATACTAGGTTTCTCTGGGCGCTTTGGGTACGGGCAGTTCTTAGGCGAGCAACCACAGTCTTGTTCAAAGTAATGATCGTGAGCCTCACAGTAAAAATTATCATATTTTTCACTATAAGTTCTATGTTCCCAGCATTCTTCACTTTCGCATAGAAATTTTGGATATTGATAACGTCTGCTCATAGTCCGCTCCCCGAAGTTCGTCCTATAGTTTTAAGATATTCGATTTCAGATAAAAGTTGAATCTCATTGATTTCAAATTGCTGGACCGTAACAGTTTCATTAAGTTTTAATTTCCTATGTCTGCGGGCATCCCATGATCATAAAATATTCAGACTTTCTATTTCTCCATAGTGCGAATCGATCATTTCCGATATTTGCATATTTTCTCACATTTTTACTATATGTTGTTTGAGGTTCGGCCATGTTCTTTAAGAAAAACTTTTCAGTTTTATTTTTAATCATTCTTTTCTTCATCGTCTTTCCCCTCAGCAAATTCTTCCAATCCTTTAATGACGATTTTCTTTTTTCTCTTGTCCGAATCTAACTTCTTCTTCGCGGCTATTTTTTCTTCATATTCATGTATGTCCCAGCGCGCTTGCACAAGGAATTCTTTTGTATGAGATGATACTTCATACTCTTGAAAATCTGGATCAAACAATCCTTCGTTTTCAATACACTTCAATTTAATGTATGCTTGTTTCTTCTCTTTCGCAATTCTTCTAAGGAACGCGAAGAAAATTATCTGTGTAAAAAATGAAAAAGGATTACTAGATTTAGCTGGATCAAAATTATCTACAACCTGAACACAATTTTCAATCCCATCACAAATCATTTCGTCCCGGTAGGTGTAGTTAATAAAATTCGGTTTGTATGCGAGGCGTTCTGCAATCTGCATGAAACACTCGCCTATATAATCCGGTATCAATTTCGAAGGATTCTTTTTATACTCTGTAATACATTTTAGAAACTCCGCATTATTAATATAATGATGTTTCCCCATTGGGTTCTCCTATAATATAAAATCGCGCACATCACGCAGTCATGTATATAATATACACCCTATTTACTCTGGCGTCAAGCGAATACTGAATTATATGGCAGAAGGATGGCAAAGGCGGTGAAACCCTGTAATGGCAGAGGTTTTGGGTCGCGGAGACCCTAGATGAAAATTATGATGCTTATGATAGTTATACAAAACTTCATAGTATAGTCATTTTTTGCTTGACAATAGTAAAGAAGTGTGGTAGCCTCTTTATGTTCCCACAGAGTCATTGATATAACGGTACGTTTGAGACATTAATAATTCCTGTCTCTTTGTTCTCCCATAAACTTTATCAGTTAGCCTATTCAACATCTTTGGGCGTTCATATCCACCACTGCCACCCTTGGCCTTGTTCCATCCAATGTTTTGCCTTGGCCGATAGAAAGTTTCAATAATACCAACATCTCTTTTATTATTTACTTCATATAGCAAACCCATACGCGCACCATTCCCTATTGATTCCTTTAGTATAGCACTTCCGTTCAGTGTATGGGTTCGGAATCTTGATTCGGGATTGATAGTTTGGCCAATATAGCCTTGCCTAAATGGGTCTGTGTGGTGTGAGAAATGAATCCAATAGAGGTAATAAATAGACATAGAGCTTTACTCCTTCTGCGAGTAGAGGGTCTGCGGGTGTGTCATCACCGCGGCAGACATCTGATATAACTATTTATAGTTTTACCCACTTCAAAGTGTAATTGAAGCCTTCAGATTCATACAATTTAATCCTTTTTCTATAATGCCGTATGGTATAGTTATTGTTACCAAAATCATCTGCTAAATCAAATACTCTTGCCTTTGTCTTTTTATTGCCAAGCCTCAGTCCCCTGCCAATGCTTTGAAGATTCCTGATTCTGGATTTAAATGGCGCAGCAAATATGATGTTATGGAGATTTCGTATGTTGATACCAGTAGAAAATGTGCCATAACTGGCAACTATAATGGCATTACTTTCGCGCTCGGTGATAGCCCTAATGGATTCCCTAGTTTCAGCTGGAGTCCCACCAAAAATAAAAAATACTTTTCTTTTAGATTGTTTTAACTTATTTTCTATTAGTCCCACTAATAGTTTACCATGTGTATCTACGCGCAAGTATAATAAAAGAGTATTGCCTTTGAGATTGAGTGCCAAATCTCTGATAAACTCATTTCGTTTTTTGTTTCCTATAATAAACTTTATCTCATCCTGATAAGATAATCCGCATAGGCTGCGTGTTATACTAGCGTTATACTTGAATATAATACAATCTATATCTAACAATGCAAGATATCCCTGTTCAATGAGTGCCATCGTCGTGGCGGACCTGTAAACCGTGCCAAAATGACCTTCTAGGACCAGTCGATGACACTCTGTTTCATCTAGTGATCCTGTTAATCCGATTCGGTATGGACAATTAACAAGCTTCGTCATTATGTTAGTCAAGCTTTTGGCTTGAAACCCATGAGCTTCATCGCCTACTACTGTTCTATATTTTTCGAACCATTTCCTTGGCAGACGATGGATACTCTGCCATGTGGCTATGGTGATCGGTTTACTGGTGATCCGGGTAGTGCCTCCATAGATTCGATGACAATTTGCCCCGACCTTCCATTTGGCATCTAATTTGGCATACTCTTTAAAATCTGAATACATTTGTTCAACTAGGTTAGTTGTTGGTACAATTAACAGGGAAGATGATTGGGTTTCAGAGTAAATTGTCCTAAGTAGGGCATATATTACCAGAGATTTACCAGAAGCCGTAGGAGAAAGAATCAAAGTTCTTCTTTTCATTAGTGCGTTAGCTATGGTTTCAGCCTGGTAGTGCCGAAGTGGGTATGGCAGAGACAAATTGGTTAAAAATTTGATTTCTGAGGACTTCAAACACGACGTATTATTCGTATTATAAGTTATACTAATAGGCCAACCCCTTTTACGAGCAAGAGTAGTAATATATGGAAGCAGACCTACATAAATTTTACCTGAACGTATATTAAATAATTTTACTCGTCCATCCCACATTTTAGCTCGAACACTAGGTATATAAGATGCATTGGGGACTAAAAATGAGAAAAATTCAAAGAGCTCGAGTGCTATTGCCTTTTCACAATCAAGTTTCAGATATACATCATTTAATTTTGATATTGTAATCATTTTATTGTGCTCAGAGTACCAGTTCGGTAGTTATAATAAAAATGTGTTTCACAGTGAGGACATATTACTTTACTTCGTTTCTTGTTGATGCCCTTTGCTCCTGGCCTCTCACTGATTTTCCTACAGTGTTTACATTTTATTTTAATGACTCACTCCTTTTCTAATATTACTACCCCCCAGCAATGAATTTAATCCAATCCAAAGCATTTTTGATACTAAACCCACGGATTTCAATTGATTTGAGAATCTTCTCAAGCATCAATAATTTTTCTCGTTGGTATTCTCTATAGTTCTTCTTCTTTACCAATTCTGAATCTGCGTCCAGATATATATCAATGTCCTGCCGCATAACTTTTGTGGGGTGCGGTACTGTAGATTTGCCTAAATAGTATTCCCATTTTTCTTTTTTGAGGGTTTGATATTCACTGTTGATTTTAACTAAAAGAAGTTTTTCGTTCGTGTAAATTTTTAGATATTTATTAAAGAGTTCGGGAACTTTTAATGATTCTCTCCCCAATTCTGTATTATCAATTAGACAATCCTTCGCCCAATATTCTTGTATCTTGTCAATTTCAACCATATATCTCTACCTCATTATATGAATTTCTTTATTGTTAGATTCTATAGCTTTGCCTATTACACGACAAAGTTTGCTATGATGCCTGATTATTTGTTTTGTTTTTTCCTCAACAGATTCGGGAATTATTATACAAAATCCTATTCCCATGTTGTAAGTTTTATCCATTTGGATATTAGATATGTCGCCCATTTGTTGTATCGTTTGAAATATTAAAGGAATTTCTGGCATATTATTGATAACAAATCCAACATCAGACTCCATTCTACTTAAATTATAAAGGCCGCCCGCCGTTATGTTTATGAGTCCCTTCACGGGAACATTTTGTTCTAGTAGGTCTAGAATTTCATTAACATATATATGTGTTGGTCTTAATAATTCTTTCAGAATTCTTTCACTGAATATTCTTCTTTTCTGTGGTGTAGGCCTTGCCAATGAAAGTCTTGCAAGAGTCAGCCCGTTACAATGGATACCGTTACTTTCTATACCAATAACAAGATCGCCTGGAACAATCCCTCGTCCTGTGATCGTTTTGTTTGGATGGACTGTACCTATTGCTGTTCCAGAAATATCAAATGAATTTAATTCTGCTGTTTTCCCACCAATTAATGATATATTAGCGAGTTCAGCTCCTGTTACAAAACCTTTAATGATTTCATCTACCGGAGTCCATTTTTTTGTAGTGATGTAATCCACCATAGATATAGGTGTTGCACCCACACAAAGCAAATCGTTTACATTCATCGCAACGCAATCAATGCCTATTGTATCATATTTGTTTGCTATTTCTGCAATAATACTTTTTGTTCCAACACCATCAGTAGTCATGGCAATACCAGTACCATTAATTCTAATAACATTTGTGAACATTCCAATATCAAGAAGTACATTTTTGTTCCATGTTCTTTTAATCAATTCTGCCATAGTTTACCTCATTATGTTGTAGCACTTGCTGCAGCTGCAACTGTATTAACAGTTTCAACTCTATATGTTGTATATTTAAACACGGCTGTGGCTGTCACAGTAGTATTTTCCGTGTGGGTAATATCAAATTGAATCTCTGATAAATTAATAGGAAACACATCATCAAACATTACTTGTATATTTGGATTCTTAGTATTTGTCAATACTATTAATTCTGCTGATGTAATTAAATCTCCTTGATCGATTCGTAAGTTGTCATTACTTTCTTTTCTGTTTTTATATTGGCCGAAATTTTTAGGCGCTGTGATTGCGCTCATCCAATTAAAAATTTCTAACCAGTTGGCTAAATCTTCATCCACTATAAATGTCACCGTCAAATCCTCATACTCCATTGTTCCACCTACTAAATTAATATTGGCAAATGGCGTGGCCATCAGGCCTGGTGTATATGACAACGCAGGCAAATTAACTGCCTGAACAAAGAATGTAGTGTTGGGAATCAATCTGATATTAAATTTATATGCAGATGGATTGAGGTGCCCTATGTTACTTGGTGTGTTTGTTAATGTGACCATTTAAGTTCTTTCCTTTTGAATAGAACAAAGAACATCGCAGCAACCACTACTGTTCTGAATGTTCCATAGAATGTGAATAGATTTATTACACCCATTGGTACAATAAGTGGCCATGTTGCGACACTAAGTGCTGCTGCGGCCATACCCCACCGCTTACCCACAAGATATTGGAACGCTGATGCAGCTGAATCTAATGTTGATGTTGAAACCATCGCAACAGTAAACAACATGATTGCTCCAAAAACTAAACTCTGAGCTCCGCCGAAGAACGCTAGTGCTGCGACTAACAAAATATAGAGTCCGAAAAGAGGGCCGCCTGTATTAAAAGCTTCTTTAGGATTTTTTGACACAGCGTGGCGTTCATAGTGCATCGCATCTAGTAAAGGTCCAGCCCATAATGTGAAACCGATCCATAACGCGAACGGTATGTGTTCCCATCCCATCGCTAGTTGTGGAAAATTATTAACAGCAATAAAATTGAGTATAACAACTCCGACCACCATCAATGCATATTGCCATATGTCACTTAATATTGACCATTTTAATCCACCGTATGCAATCATGGCGACAATAGAGGATGATAATATCAATGTTCCTACTGTAGCATCCCATGAATTTATGCCTATTCGTATTGCAATCATGTAAAGTGCCTGCATATTCATCCATGTAGAAGCAATCATCAAGAAAATCATGGCCGGTTTAACGAACCAGCAATTTTCTTTTAGTTCTTTAAAACTTGGCAATCTTCCATATACATACCCAAAAATAGGTAATGCCATGATGTTCATCGTAACCCAAATTAGTGCTGGAACTATT